AGGAAACTTTTTTTACAGGATCATAGACAGGGCAACTTGTTCCTGCGTTTTCCATAGCTTGAAATACTCTTTTGTCCTGGCATAATATACTGACACTTGCAACCTTAAGCCCTTGCTTGAATAAAGTTTGGCTTAACAAAAGCCTCTCGCAATTCAAGTCCACGATAGTCATACCACTACTAATACCAAGTATTTGGGTTTGAACAGCACCTGACACTCCAGATCTACATATAAAACTGTTTACAGAATTTATAGATGGTGAATTTGCTGATGGTGGTGTTTTATCGACTGTGACTGTTGAATTAGAAACTGTGTTTGTATTTGAATATGCTTTGGGTAAAAATAAAATAAATGTGATTAGTAAAACTGATATAAAATAAATGTACCAATCATTTCTCATTCACTTTAGGTATCTGCTAGTCGCAAAAAAGAAACCCAAGTTTCATTTGAGTTTGTGTTTCCTATTGTTCTATTACTACCAGCTTGACTACTTACTTTAATTCTTACTCTGTCTTGCGAAATATCAGTAATATCAAAAATAAAATCTCCTGTATGTAAAGTAGTAGAATTTGAGGGTGAACTAAAAGTACAACCTGTGACATATGCTGAAACATCATAATTTGCACCACCATCAGATGAATATTCAATTAGTCCATTTATTTCGTTATCATTACCATCACCTTCTTCATCATATTTAAAATGTGCTTGGACATAATAAAAACCTGTGCTTGGAAATGTAAATACTCCACTACTATGTGACATACCTGCACCTAGTGCTGAAGAAAAACCTCTTGTATCTACTCTTTCCATATTGGTTAATATGCCACTACCTGTCAATGAAGATGTTAATCGCCATTGATCTGCCATTGTAATACCACCTGCACCACTTACAGTTCCTGTAAATGCAAAGTTATCATCTAACTTCAACCCCCTAGCCCTAGTCTTAATAAGTGTCATCTCTTTGGATATTTCTCCTTGATACTTTGTACTCTACTTTTTTCTGCTGTTACACCATTTTCCATAATATTTTCCATTTGTTGTTCCAAACTTCCATACTCTGCTTTGCGTTTTGCTATTTGACTTAAATTATATTCATAGTCATCAGCATCACTTTCTAATGCGTTCAATTGTGCGTCAGTAGGTTTTGCAGGACTATCTAAGTTCCATTCTTTTATATAAACACCTTCACCATCATCAAAAATTAAAACATCTTCTCTAAAATTAACTTCACTACCAACATATTGTATAATTTTTGAATTTAAACTAGCCATAATTTTATCCTATCTTAAAACCTATAAAATTTGAAACAGCTCTACTTGCACTAAATGCACCAGGTATTTCTGTTGAATTTTCTAAATATACATAACATTCTATATAATCTCCAACACTTAAATCTAAACACCCTGTGCAAGAAATACTAAAATCTCCTTGTGCTGATTGTGTTCTTTGTGCTTGTCCAGTTAATGCACTTATTGATCCATTTTTGTATAGTGTAATTGCATGAAATGAACCATTAGTTCCATCATCTATGATAGTATGTGCATGAAAAAAATATTTACCTGCTTTTCCACTAGGAACAGTAAATCTTTTATTTGATGTATCATAAGCACCATCTGTATCAAAATCCTCTGTATCAAAATTTACTTTAGTATTAGTGCCACTAGTATTTGATTGAGCAGTTGCCATTCTTACACTAAATGCAGGTGTATTACCACCACCTGCATCAGCAAAACTTAAATTACCAGATCCATCAGTTTGTAAAAATTTATCAGCACTTGGTGCAGTTGTTGGAAAAGTAAGGGTATAAGATTGTCCTGCACTATGAGCAGGTGATTTTAATTTGATACCATGACTGTTCTGCGAACAATTAAGCTGAAGTGTTCCATCTGTTGTTCCATCACCTTTGATCGCTAAACCTGCTGAACTTGATGTAGAAACAAAATTTGTTTTTGCATTTGTGACAGTTGCATCACTAGGTGTGCCAATGTCTAAAACATTTCCTAATGCTAGAATAAAATCAATAGAATCTGATGAAGTAAGTGCAGAACTAAAAGTTAGTGTAGAACCACTAACATTAAATGATGATCCTGCTTTTTGTATTGTACCATTTAGTGAAACTATTAGATGATTTGCACTTTCTGGAACAAAAGCAGTTGAGTCTAGTGTCAAACTATAACTTGCTGTTGCACTTGCAGTCAAATTATCCAACATAGAAAACGCACCTGTAGATGGAATTTTACCTATGTATGCCATTATTCAGACTCCTCTATTGTATTACCTGCATCAACCCATTTTAAAATTTCTTGATACATAGTATTGTTTTCATCATGGGGTACTGTCCATTCTTTATCATTATCAAAAACAACAATATAATTAAATTTTGTACTATCTAATATTGTTGGTTGCTTTGTGACTGTTTTAATTTCATTCATAATTCAGCGTCCAATTCTATATCTGTGACATGAGTTGTTGTACCTCTATTATTAGCTTCTGCCATAACATGATAACTTTTTGTTGTAATCGTTTGAGAGTCAATAGTTCCTGCATTATTTGTTTTTGATGCACTAGGTGTAGCTCTCATAGGTGTATTAAAAACAAAATGTCCTGCACCTCTAGTAGATGTATTTCCGTCAATGAATGTTGTCCACATTACAAATCCTGCCATGTCTTGAAAATATCTAAAACATCTTCTTTCATTAACATCAATTGGTAAAAATTCAAAATCACTAGCATTTGTTCCTAGTTCCATTTGTAAACCTGTAATTTGCCAAATATCATTGTTTGAGGCAAAGGCATTAACCTGTCCAACTGCTCTTGTTGTGTTAGCCTCTGCACCCCAAGTTGTCTGTAAAGAACCAGAAGTGAAATTTGTTCCTGCACCACCCCAAAAATTTATTGTCATGCTCTTGTTATTATCATTTGTGAATGCACCTGTTGTATCGGCAGGATATGTAATTGTTTTTTTTTCCCATGTATTTGAAGAACTGACTGTGTATGTTTTTGAAACATATCTATTGTTATCATCATCAACTAATTCTAATACATATGTTCCTGTAACTGTTGCATAAATCCAAAATTGAACAGTCAAACTTTCTGCATTTGATGTTCCCTTTTTTATGCTTTGAAGCATAGATCCTTCCATTCTCATTTGAAGGGGAATATTATATTGTGCTGAAGTTAAACTTGAATCACCAGTTGTACTTGTTACTTTATAAGATTTAGAAAATCCTTGTCCTGTTGGTGCTTCTGATGCTTGTGCAACTGTAAATGTCATGTCACCCCCTGTACTTAATCTCATTCTATCTACAGTCTTTATCCCAGATCCTGTTTGTCCAGTTGAACTTGTAGCTCTTTGAGAAACTGACATATCACCATTAATAATTATATTTCTAAATGGAACATCATTAAAAGCAGTTTTAGCATTAGTAACTGCATCATCTGCTATCTTAGCTGTGCTTATAGCTGTATCAGCAATCTTAGCTGTACTTACAGCTGTGTCTGCTAACTTAGCTGTAGATATAGATCCGTCTGCAATATCATCAGCTGTTAAGATAGATCCCGTAGGTGTACGACCAATATAACTCATGTGCTAATAGCGTCTACAAATGAAACTAAGACATCGCAAGCAGATGCTGTATTAGCATAGGCTTTTAGGACATCGGCATTTTGTATGACAATTTTACTCCCAGAATCTATAAGTTCTAAAGAACCACCAACTGGAATTGGAGCATCTTTAATTACAAAAAAATCTGTACCACCAGAGCTTATTATTACAGAACCAGTAATAGCAGCTGAATGTTTATTAACTAATCTAATAGATACTATTGCATCATCACTATTAGATGTAACTAATGTGGTTGGTGATCCAGATGAGTTTGATATTGAACTTGCAAAACTTCTTTCAAAATCTTGTGCCATGTTTTCTCCTTTATCATAATGCGATGCTCATAGCAGTCGCAAATCCTTTCGTTGCTAGTGTAGATACATCAGAGGCAGCTACTTGCCAAGATGATCCATTATAAACTTTTAACTCATTACTACTTGTATTGAAATATAAATCTCCAGCTGTTAAGGCATCTCCATCATTATCTACTGTAGGATCAGACGATTTAGCTCCCAGGTATGTATCATCAAAGTTATCAGCAGCTGCTTCGGCAGCTGTTTGTGCAGCTTGTGCCGCTGTTTTAGCAGTATCAGCTGCAGTTGCACTTGTAGCAGCATTTGTAGCTGATGTGGCAGCTTCAGAGGCTTTTGTAGTAGCTGTCGTTGCATGACCAGAGGCAGTTGATGCTGAAGAAGCAGCATTACTTGCAGAGGTTGATGCTTCACTAGCTTTTGTTGTAGCTGTAGAGGCTGATGATGAAGCTGATGTAGCACTAGAAGCAGCGTTTGTAGCACTTGTACTAGCTTCGCTTGCTTTTGTAGTTGCAGTCGAAGCGGAGCTGCTAGCACTTGTAGCAGAGCTGGCTGCATTACTTGCCTGGGTACTGGCTGTTGATGCAGAAGTAGCTGCATTAGTTTCTGATGTTGCAGCAGCTGTTGCTGAATTTGCAGCTTCTGTAGCTTTTGTAGTTGCTGTTGTAGCAGAAGAAGCAGCAGCTGTAGCTGATGATGCAGCATTTGTAGCTGATGTAGTTGCAGAGGCTGCATCTACAATAAGATCATATTTTGCAGAATTCGCATTTGTTGTTAAAGGCTGTGAGCCAGATGATGTATGAGCTGTATTTACAATAAAAATATTATTTGTAGATGTGTCTTTAACAATATCTCTTTGATTGTAAGCTGTACTTGCACCCCAGTTACCCTTGAAAGTACCCAATTCTTGGGTAACTGAGATTTCACCAGAGGAGTCAAATGCTAATATTTTATTAGCTCTATCAGTAGCTCCTACAGTAAAATCTGTAGAAGTCATACTGTTTGTTCGTGAAATTTTTATGGATCTATCAACTTGCTCTTGCAGCTCCTGGTTGATAAGCATGGATTTATCAAGAGCTGCTTCATGGCTCTCAGCTGGGAATGGATCATTTGCAACATAATCAGTTGATTGTGTTTTAGAGGTATTTCTACGAATAACTACAGTTTCTGTGTCAGTAGGCGTATTACCAGATGTAAAGGTAATAGATCCGCCAGAATTACTGCCTAAACCAGATACTGTATAATGTGTAGTAAGGCTCTTAACTGTTTCAGTTCCGTTACTAGATCTAATAATAACTTCAAGGTCAGACTCAGCTACAACAAAAAAATTGTATGCAAATGTATTATTAGAACCATTCCCAGACAGAGATACTTTAGTTCCTAGACTAGATATTGTCATACTAAAAACCTATATAATTTATTGATATAAATGTCCATTATCTTTTAAAAGGATGTTCTGTAGGTTTTAAATCACCAGGATTCCACCAAAACTCTGTGCCTTCATCTCTGTATATTCTTTTATTATATCTCTTTCTTTTTTCTAAATATTTAGAGTCTATAATCTCTGCAATATTGTCAAATATTAATCTTTCTATAGCAAGTCTACCATACCAGGCAGATCCCCCTGGAAAATTTCTTTTTATCAGATCGTTCAAATCTCCACCATAATTTACATCTTCTCCCTGAAAAGTCCTGGTTGCATTACCCACAGTAAAATCAAGTATTTCAAATCCCAGCATAGGAACAGCTCCCATGAAACTAGCAGCTCCACCTTTAGCTCCGCCATACCTGGTTGAAAATAGAAAATCTCCCAGAAAACCCATACCTCCTCCATGTATCATGTTGTTTAAAATATACCTGGATAGCTGTTCTCTATTCATCTCCTCTGGTTCACTTACTTTTTTACCTTTTGTAATTTGCTTTAGTTCGAAAGCAAGAGTACCCATAATTGTAGATGATATCAAAAGATCTACACCCATTGTAAGTCTATCCTTCATAGATTTTCTTCCAACAACTCTGGCTAGATGTGTAAACATCAAAGTTAATGGGAACTGTTTAAATTGTAAAAAAGATGCCATAATCTCTCCCATAACTGTACCTCTTTTTGCTCCACCGCCAACAATAGTTCCTCTTAGTTTCGCAACTGGTACAGCAAAATCTACAACATAATTTATAACATTTTGATATTTAGCAAATACATCCATGAGTCTTTCTTCTGGTAAGTCCTCCAATTGGAATATGTCAGCTGGTCTTAGAAACCTAGCACCAGGACTCAAAGCATCATCTACAGTTGCATCATAGATTGGTATTCTTGAAATTATGTTCCAATCACTTTCTGTTATATTATTTGTTGTTAAAATTTTAAAAAATTTATTATTTGTTCTTTCTAGTTCAGTCCATGATTTACCTATATTTCTTGCAAAAAATGCCATCATTTCAGATCCTACACCCCATCTACCAGCTTGTGTTAGCCAGGACAAACCCGTAGATCTTAAAACAAAATCTGCAATTCTCCTTGTAATCTCTGGTCTATCTACATCATCCGCTGATACTCTTGCCATTCCAGATGCTATTGTAGACCAATGTTCTGCAACCATACCAGATGATGCAGCCACTTCTATCATAGCTGATTTATCTTGGTTCAAACCTCTCATAAACATTTTTAAGTTTTGACGCATAATTTTAAAAGCTGGTAAGCCAGCAAATCTTGCAGATATTCTGGCTAAATTAAAATCTCCAAGAGCCATAAAAGATGCAGATCCTAGATACATAGCAGTTGTAAGATCTCTAGCACCAGCCATAGTTTTAGCAAAAGTATAATTAGCTGGTTCTAAAAAATCTCCATTCAAAGTTTTTAGAGCTACTTCAGCTTGATATGTTTGTGATTTTAATTTTTTTTTAGCTTTGTCTAGTTGTTTTCCAGATAAACTTTTATCAAGAGATAGCTCTGCGTCTGCTCTGGACACCATCCATTTAAAAAATTTATCTGGATCTGGAGTCAGAGTTCTCATCATGCCAATATCTCTAGAGATATTTTTTAGATGACCAACCATTGCATCAAATACATTGCCTTTTCCAAATTTTTTGTTGTAAGCCAACCAGCTATCAAAATCTTTGAATTTAATAAACCTATGATCTAACCTACGATTACTTAGCCTAGATGAATAACTCATAATATTTGCTTTTTTAGAATAGCCAAAAGTTGCTATTGCGTTATATACATCATTCAAAGCAAGCTCTAGCTGTCCTGGTGATAATTTTTTACCAGTTTTATAATCAATCATTTCTTCTAAATCTAAAAGATCATTATCTAAAATAAATTTTCTCCAGGCATCGTACCCAACATCTCTAATAACAAGCTCATTATGAGATTGTGGTAGATGCCATTTTTCTAGTTTTGGTATCTGACCTCCAGCTTCATTAAACATCCTCCTGGCTGTTTCTGATGTCTTGATCCAGGCTTTTGCCATCTCTTCTGCAGCTTTGTTACCAGTAGATCCAGGATTAAAAATTTCTCTACCCAGTAATACCAGGCTAGCTTTGTTTCTATTTACACCGATAAGATTATGTCTAAAGGTTTTAAGTATGTCAGAAAAGGTACTATCTAATCTACCATGAACTAATTTTATTTCTTCTTCGGTAGATCTTATTCTATTGATTCCCTCTTTATTTTCTGCGAACATGAGCTTCTGTTTAATTACACTACCATAATCCTTTTTGCCGCTTTGATCTCTATATCTTGCGAGCTGTATATCAAACTCTTGTTGTAGTTTTATAGTTTTGACTGTTTCTCTTTTTTTCTGTGCTTCTTTAACTTGTAGATAATCAAAAGTATCTCTTCCAGCTTGACGAGCTGCATCTGTATCAGACATACCAGCTTTTCTGTACTTATCTAAATTTTCTTGAAAATCATCTAATAGATCTTGCTGTTTACCTGGTGGTATCAGACCTTGATTAGCAGCTGACAATATACAATCTTTAAGACTCATTTAATACCTGGACAATCTCTTAGGAAATCTACTAACTTATCTCCCGTTTTTATTTCTTTAAGAACATCTCCCACAGTCTGTGTTACTGGTTGATCGTCTACAACCCTTGTAACAATTTCATAGTTTGGATCTATTTGTTCTAGGACTTCTTGGATTTCATTTGCATTTTCAGCAGACGAGCCGCTTCTTCGAACATTGCTGCTTCCGCTTTGGAGTACATCTTCTGAAATTCCTCCTTTTTCTGTGATGACTGGTCTTTCTCCTTCTGTGTTGATTTTTTCGTAACCATCTGCTAGCTCCTTTCCTTTATTGTAATTAGCTTCGATGTTTTCAAAGTTTTCTTTTATGATACGAGGATCTACAAATCTACCCTCATTGTGAATTCTTTTTACATTTCTAGCAATTGCGGTATCAACCCCAACCTCTACATATTTGAACTCTACTGTATATCCAAATTGTTTTACTAGATTAACATATTTTCCTATAGAATTACCACTAGAACCTACAACTGGTAAAATAATATTATCATTGTTTGTGATAGCTCTATTTAGCAATTGTGCTTGAATTATCTTACTTTCTTGATGAACAGCACCAGCTCCGATACCATTTCCATATTCTGGCAGCTTTGCTTTTACAAGATCAGAGTCGATTATTATAGCACCATATTTGCTTTTATCTGCATTTGCTCTGGCTGACTTACCAGATGCTGGCAACCCAGCATATATAATTAATTTTTTTTCTTTTTTGTCTGCACCACTTCCGTAAAGATCATCAATAATACCTTGCCAGTTTCTTTTCTTTTGCCAGGATGCTGCATAAATATTATTTTTTGATAAAGATCCTTCTTTCCTGGCTGTATCAATTGTTTGTTCTATGGCTTCAGCTTGTTCTCTAAGAGCTACAATCTCTGGATGATCTAGTAAATCATCACTTTGATTTTTTAAAATATCATCATCAAGATCAGAAATTTCAGCCAGAGTCTTAGTAGAAAAGTCTATTTTTTCTGGTTCTCTTTTACCAAAAACATTTTTAACTTTGTCTAAAAGACTTGTTCTTGGATTTTCATCTATAAGAAATAAATCTCCTCCATCCTCTTCATCAACAACTCTTTGCTCTAGTTCTCTGAATTCATCTTTAGATCTTGCATATTGAGTAGCTCCGTCATGCGGATCGTTAAAATTTTCAAGATTTTTACTGACTACTGGTTCTTTAGGATCTTTTGGTTGCGTTTGTGTATATCCCTCAGAAAGCGTAGTCCGTTCAGATCTGCCTGGTGTAACCCTGTCAAGATCGCCACTTCTAATTGCTTCTGCGACAGCTTTTTTAAAAGTTTGGATTGCTTCTCGCTGATCCCCAGCTTTATAGGTTTTGGCTGCTTCGGTAAGTTCATCTGATATTGCTCCTTTCATGTTTGCAAGTTTAACTATTCTTTCAATAGTCAATGCACTTTCCTCTAATGCTTTTTTATTATAAGCACTATCTAATTTATTTTTTCCTTCTTCTATAATTTTCTTTTCATTACTAATTAAAAATTTTGATACAGTCTTATCTTTTCTAAGTTCTTTTAGTGTTTTGTCTAAGACTGCAGCTCTTTCTGTAATTAATAATTCTTTTATTATTTGTGTACCAAAAAGATCTTGTACTTCTTTGCTTGATACACCCTGGCTTATTACATCATTTATTGCCAGTCTAATTTGATTAATATTATCAAAATTGTTTTTTGATATGAATTCCATAACCTGGATCTGTAAATCTCCATCTTCAACAAGATCTCCAACAGCAGCTGCTACATTATCTGGAATTTTGTTATTGAGATAATACTGCCAGGCTCTAGGATCTAACAAAGACAAACCCCTGGCATTTTGCCAGATAACAGATCTTGGAGATATTTTACCTCTAATAGCTTCTATATAATCTGGTCTAATTCTTAAAATTTTTGCAACATCAGTAGCATCAGCTGTGCCTTGATGAACATTCAACATCATAGCAGCTACCATTGTTTCTTCTGGAGTATGTCCATCAACCTCTCTTCTAATGGTGGCTAAAAGATATGGCTTTTGTTTTCCTAATTTTTTTATTCTTTTTGCTAGACCTAGTCTTTGATGACCATCTGCAATAACTTTTCTGCCATCTGCATATTCAAAAACCAGGACAACATTTGCAGCATCTTGATCCCAGGTATCTATACCTTTTAATTTTGGAGATATGCCAGTTTCTGGATCTATCTCAATTGTTTTAAATTGGAATATATCTGGTTCTACTTCTATTTCATCTGGATCTAATCTTACTTCTCTGTAAACATTGTGTTCCTGGTCAAAGTTTTTTGTGTAGTCTATGTCAGATATCGGTTCTTCTGGTATCTTGACTTGTCCATCATTTAATAAATCATTACCAGCTTTTAATATTCTTTGATTATGTTCTAATTTACCTTCTGCATTATCTTTTAAAGGATTTGTACTATCTACAATGTCATCTCCATTTAAAACTTGTTCTGCGTTTTTTGTAGCTGCAGATTTATTTTGTTCTGGTATTGCTTCTAGTAAAGCTCTTTTTTCAGCTGTATTAAGACTTCCTATTTGTTGATTGATATATTTTATCAATCTATCTGCAAACGCTTCATCTTTTATAGTAGCTTCGTCTACTAACCTATCAATCTCTTTTGCTATTTTTTTACCTTTGTTGCCAGGTATAGCATTGAGAATAGATTTATAGCCTTTTATTGTTCTATCAATAATTGCAGCAATACCAAATGTACCAACAAATCCAGCACCAGCTGCAGTTGCAATAATTTTTGATGCTTCTTTCCATCCATAATTAGATCCAAGAGAATCTCTATAAGGAACTACCCTAGCCTGGATAGCTGTTTCTGTAACACCAGCTATAACAGACTCAAGAGCTGCTAGTCTGACAGCTCCAAGTAAAGTACCGCCAGTACCACCCGTTGCTATAGATACTGGTATTGAGGCAAGTATTAATGGATCTTGAAATATACCAACAGCTGCACCAGCAAAAGATGGAAACAAAGAGCTGCCATCATTGTAAACTTGTTGTATGTTGAGTTCTCTTTCATACTCCTGGATTTCTTGTCTACGCAAATTTTCATAGTATGTATAATCTCTAAAACCACCAGATGGAGATCCTTTTTGATCTGGATTTTTTTTAAAATATTCTGCTATGTAATTATTTATATATTCTTTTTTAGCCTGGACATGACGATAAGATGTTGCTGATCCTTCGTATCTGTCTACATAAGCTCCAGAAACATCATACTCAATATTTAAATAATTATCATCTACCTCTGGTACATAATCATTCATGTTTAGTGATATGCCAGTCAGGTCATAAAAATCACCCGTAACTTTGTCCATATCTTCCATAGTATTCTGTAACTCAGATATGGAGTTTCCGTAATTTAATTGATAATCAAGATTTGTTTGGAATATTTCAGAGTCTGATCTTGGTCTTTCTAAAGCTGTTCTATCTGTAAGAACATTATTACGATTATTTCTATTTAGATTATCATCAGTAAAATATCCTGGATTTACTCTATTTTCATTTATTTTAAATTGAGCCATAATTTTTTAGATACTCTGCTTCTTTTTTTCTCCTAGTAGGAAAATAATCACCAAAGTTTTGTAGCTCTTGGTATACAGCATCCCAATCACCATCAGTTGCATATTTAATAAATGATGGAGTTCTACTAAAACTACCATACTGAAAGCCTACAGATATAATTACTGTGGCTTGTCCTTGATCTAAATTATCAAACTCTTGTATCGGATCATAGCTATTGTATTGGCTAATAAGATTTTCTGCATAATAGCTTCTACTGCATCTATCTATAATTTCTACAGCATCCTCTGTTAGTTCTAATTTTTCAGCAAAATGTTTTGCCTGGTCACCATACAAACCAAAATATGGCAACAGCTCCGACACAATTGTTTCTGGTATTCCTATACTTCTACAAAAATCAGCATCTTTTTCTTTGAGATCAAAACCACTAGCTATGGTAACTCCAGAATTATTTGTAGGATGATAACCCTTCGTGTGTCCTTTACCCTCTAACTTATGTATAAATTCCCAGTCTATATTACTCATCTAATAAATCCGCTAATATATTGTTAAGATTAAATATAACCTCATCTCCATCCTCATCTATGTAGTAAAGAGCTTCTCCAGTATTTGGATTACCATTAAGAAGATAATACAATCCATCACCAGCTGTTTCTAAATATAAATTAGGTGAAAAAACTTTGTCATCACTAAATAAACCTTCTTCTACAAGAAAACTCTGTAAATTTATATTTTTTCCACCACTACCTATTGGCAAAATTAATTTTTTTGTATCTATCATTTTATCTGTACCAGAGTCATAGACTGGTACATTATGTGTAAATGCTTTTTCTAGTAATTCTAATGTAAGTTTTTCTTCTAATATGCTTTTTAAATCTGGAATATCATCTCTGCTTTGATCTTTGTAATATGTAAATGGTTCTCCATTTGGCATAGATCTGGGTAAAATTATTTTATTACCATCTCCAAATTCTTGATATCCACCATAATAGATACCGCCTTTTTTTTGTAGACCAGCTGACATTTGTAGTGCTAGCTCGTACATACCTCGCAATTGTGTTTCTTTCATATCCAAAATATTATTTTTGTTTGTTAATAAAAAATCTCTAAAGATAAGATCTGCACCACCTTTAATTTGTGACATAAGATTTGGCAAATTGTTTGACAAAGAAGATGAAGCATACTCATTAATTAATTTTTCAAACATCAATGGTTCTGTAATTATTTGTTCTTTTATAATTTTAAATTTATCATCAACTGTACCATCTCTTTTTGCAACTAATCCATTTATCATTGCTGCAGTTGTTTCTGTAAGCACACCATTACTATTAAGTAATTCTAGTCCAATATGTGCATACATAGCTGAGTCTGCACCCATACCAATATTTTGAAATACTCTTATAGATCCACCATTTTTAGATAGTGTAACCAGGTTCAATAACATGGTTTGTATCTGATCTCTTGATCCGTTTTCAAAAATAAATTTAGCTTGCTCTCTTTCTTCTGGTTTCAGGTACTGTATAAAATCTGTAATACCATATCTATCTGCTACTTTGTTTGCTGTAGACACTCTGTTTTTTGACATTTCTGCAAACATATTAGAGTCTGTCATAGTCAAATCTAACTCTTGAATATTTAAACTAGGATCAAAATCTTCTGCGGTATTTAATAAATCATCGCCAAAGCCAGTCATCATCTTACTATGTATATCTGACAAACTATCTCTCAAACTTAAAAGAGCCTTCTGTTCAAAAAGACTTACATTTTCTTTTTGTTCATTCTGCTCTATCTTTAAATTGACTTGATCTAAGGCTTGTTTTACTTCAGACATTTCATACAACTTTGCTTTTTCTATCGTATCAAAATTTAATTTTAGAATTGATAATTCTTCTAATTCATCTTCTAGTCCAGGCTCTCCGATCTGTTTCAGCTGTGAGTCTATAGCTATCATCCTTGATGATATTTCATTAAATGATGTAACATTCATAGATCCACCAGACATTACATCTTTTAGATTATTGAAATCACTTATAACATCAGTCTTGGCTGCTTTGATATCACCTTTGATACTTGTGTTTATTTTATTTACAGCTACGCCAGCTGATTTGTAAATAGTATTTAGATTGTCACCAGATATCTTATCATTCCAAAAACCATCTTCGTAAAGATCTAAAAATTTATTTGGATCATCAGAAGCCATTTTCTCTGCTTCTAGGGTATAAAGATTTTGATATGTTATATCTCTAAAATTATCATCAACAAGACCATCAGCTTTTGCGTCAGTAATATATTTATCTATGTTTGCTAAAGCTGAGTTCTTTTTAGCAGCATTACCACTAACATAATTGTTGATTTCGAACTCTAAGTTTTTGTCTAATGTAGTAAGTGAGTTAGTTCTAATATTTTTCCAAACATTACTTTGAACATCAATATAATTATTTGTAAATATTTCATCAGCTTTTTCACTAAAGATTGTTCTTACAACCTGGTCATCAATTGAATTTAAAATATTAGTTTTATGATTGTTAAAACTATTTTGAAAGTTTGGTAAAGCGTTTGCTGTATCTGTGCTGTTAGAAGCATCAAACATTAATTTATTTAGTCCTGGATTGTTTTCGTCACCCTTAATTAAGAAATCTATTTTTTCTGCAGCTTCGTTTTTTCTTTGGAGAGATGTTTGTGCTAAAGAAAATTTACTTGCTATGTCTGCAGCTGTGCCAGCTAGATTTGCAGCAGCTTCAAAGGGAGCTGTGGCAGCTCCAGTAATATCTGGAGTTGGTCTTAAACTTGCACCACCTTGTCCAGTAGGTTGTGTCCTGGCTGTGAATTCTGGTATTTTTACCATTATGTTAGACCTCCATATTGTTCGATATATTTAGCTTGTCCAAAACCACCAAGAAGAGTAGATCCAGCATTGTAATAAGATGCAATCTGTCTTTGTCTACCCTGGTATGCTGCCAACTGTCCTTCCATTCTTGATAGAACTGCAGCGTCTTTGAATTCTGTATTTTGCATCCTGGCATTATAATCTATGTTTGCCTTTTCTATTTCTGACTCTGTAAGATAATCCTCTATAATAGCAAGCGGTGTACCTCGCATTTTTACACCTGATGATGCGTATGCTCTTTCTACAGATGATAGTGTTTTACTAAAACTTTTCTCAAACCTTTGTGTTGTATATTCTCCAAGTTCTATAGCTCTTTCAGCTTTATCCTCATAAATCTGTGCATTTTGCTCTGCTAGTGTTTGTTGATATCTACCAGCAGCTCTAGCTTGTTGTCCAGCTGCTATGGTTGAAACAGCTGCTATACCAGTAGAGGCTAATAATAATGGTGTTGCACCCATTATAAAACCCTCGCAAATCTAATATGATCTTGATTTAAAACATACTTTTTCATAATACCTTCATTCTCAAAACCTAACCATGATGCAAATCTTTGACCAAGTAAAAAATCTTTTTTCACAGCTGTTTGTACTCTCGTTATACTATTTTTTTCTATCATTTGATCTAAATTTTTTTTTATAGCTCTAGCAGCTCCTACTCTATAGTTCCAAACTTTATCACAAGCTATCACCCAACCTTCGTAAACACCATCCCATAAATGACATACACCACCAGCTACAATCAATTCATCCCCATCTGCAGCTGTAAATGACATTCCAGGCTCTTCTAGGTTGTCAAATTTTGCTTTCCATTTTTCATCAACTGCTAGTAAAGGATCATTCATTAGTCCAGATGTAAGTGTCAAAGCATGATTTTTTTTAAATGGCATGATGTGTAAATTATCCTTCATTAGTTGTTACTCTTGGATATATCCCAATAATATTTAATGGTAAAGGCTGTGTCTGCCTTACAAAGATATGTCCATCTGTTTCAAAATCTCCTCTAAATTCTACTTGTTTGTCACCCGTAAATGGCTGCAGAGCTGTGTCCATATCATCAGCACTAGATCTAAAAGGTATTCTTTCCATATTTGTAATCTTACTACCTATCTCAACACCCACAGACTCTAATAATCTTACTGTTACTTCGTGTATTCTTTTTGTTTGACCTTGAGCTACACCTTCTGCAGCTCCAGCTTCTACTCTCATAGTTTGTAGTAAGCTCGTATAAGACAAACCAACCTGGACTTTTGTAGCAGATCTTTCAAGTGTTATAGATCCACCAGATACAGTCTTATCTGGATGAGTAGCTCCGTCAGCTAGAATTGACACAGATTGTCCTTCAAGATGATCTAGTCCAGAAATAGTTGTGACTGCACTACCAGAGTAAAGCAAACCACTATCAATGAAAAAAGCATCACTAATACTATCTCCAAAATCATAGTCAGTTAGATATTCTACATATCTCCTAGTAGATCCATTTATAGTTCTTTTGACTACTATATACAGATCATCTTCATCAGCATCTCCTGGTATTGTTGCTATACTTTCAACATGACCAAAGCTATCAGATCCAAAAGATCCGCCAAGCTCGTGTATATGCCAGCCAACTACCTCTTCTGGTCTTTGATAGGTTAGACCAATCAATTTACCATCAGTTCTTACACCCCATAAAATACTGTCTGGTTCTTGCTGATAAGACAGCTCTGTAACCCCAGACTCTGTAACATTCTCAGCCAGGATAGTCATATCAGGAGCTACATAGCTATCAAAATCAAAAGAATATGTTAGTTCTCTAATTTTTCTTTTAGCTCTTTGTAAAAACATAGTTACATTTGCAATCTGGACAGCATCTATGTTTGCAGCTCCGTAGGATGTTTGTCTTTGAATTTGTATATTTGTTGGTGTTATAGGTTGTGTAGTTCCAGATGCAGATACAACAAATTCACCACCTACAGTACCAGCTATCAGAGATCTTTGTGCAGACAAAAATCTGATAGCATTTACTTTATTCGATGCAATTGTATAAACCATAGCATCACTATCATTTGTTCCTATTTGAAAATTGTTAAAAGTATTTACTTTACTGAAAAACAATGTCTGTGGCTCTACAGCTGTGGCTGCAAAAACCAGTCTTTGTTCAAAAAATGTAACAGATGATGGATGTCCAGTCGTATCTGAAAAAGAACCTAAAGAAAATTCTGTACTATTTGTATTTATACTCAGACCAGTAATAGCTTCTTTTACAGTAGCTGTAACAGTTGTTGTATTAGTAATAGCTGTTATTTCTAAAAATCCAGCAGTTCCAAGTTTTATATGTCTGCCAATATCATTTGATGTAAATCCAGTACCATCATTTATACCAGTAGTATTTGTTGCTGTAACAGTAGCAGACGCATTTAAAGTTACGCTAGAAGTCTGCAGCTGCGTTGCAGTTGTGTTTTCTGGTAAAAAAGGCATCGGTGAAAACTCTTCTTCAACAAGAGTCCAGCTAGTATGACCAGTTCTGGATAACTTTCTGACACTTACCTCTGGATGAACCAGGTACATAATATCTGCAGATTGTGCAAATTTTATGCCTGGAAGCTGTGCAGTTGTAAATGGTGATGCTATTTCAAATATCTTGTTACAAGATCCACCAGATGTATATGTTGTAAAGCTAGTTGTATTTACATTTGTTCCATCAACATCAGTAAGCTCAAATGTATTTGTTGTTTTATTTGCAACAATAAATGTTTTACCATTCAGCTCTGTCATACCTCCAACGCTTGTAATTATCACATGATCTCCGTTTGAATATCCATGTGAATTAGCTGTAATTACTCCTGGATTAGCTTTTGTAGCTGCAGATATAGCCTTTGCAGACTCTGTTATGATACCTTTATCTTTGTAAAATCTAATATATTGATTACCAAACTCCATAACATAGGTCTGGACAGTAGAAAATTCAAAAGGAATAAGTCTTACAGCCGCAGAGCTGCTTTTTACTTCATGTATAAATCTTGTGCCAGGTCGCCTGGTAGCTCCGCCATGTGGCTGTATTGTAAAATTTGTGAGTTGTTTTGCTCCGTTATAGTATTTACTGAGATCAGTTCTCCCGTCTAATCTAGGTGATAACTGTCCAGCTGTAAAGTTTGTATAGGCTACAGTCTGTCTTGGCATTAAAATCTCGCATTGATAAATGTAGATGAGTCAATGACATCCGCTGTGCCTTCTGTAGCGTCTGCATGACGAGCTAATCTTAGTTTCTCCTGGTATTCTGCTTTAAGTGAATTAGCTAATGATGTGGAGCTAGTGATAGCATAACACAGTTCAGCTGCTAATCTTTGTGAGATAGACTCTACAAGTAGAGAGTCATACTCTGTAACATCCTCAACAATAGAACTGTAGACTAAAAAGATCTGTTCTTCATCAGTAACGATTTTTCTACCTTCTACCTTGAATACTTGTCCACCATCAAGATTAGAACTTGTGCCATTATGCAGTCCACCTATGTTTATTACCTTAATACAGTCAGCTGGAAGCTGATATTGATAGGCAAATTCATGTGTAGGGGTAGCTGTATCTCTGGCTAATTCTATTCTTTTAACCAGACAATTCCAATGATGCTCCCTGAATACAGCATTTCTGATAGGTATATATCTTTGATTACATAACCTGGCATTTTTACTATCTTCTGTCAGAGCTATGATGTTATTAGCTCCTAAGATATTTAGAGCTGAGTTACAAATAGATACTACTGATGTCATACTAAAGTCCTTCTTTTCTTTTTAGTCTTTTTATGTCTATTTGCAAATGCTTTTGCAGACTCTTTAGAACGAAAACCCCAAGCTCTCAGAGCTAAACCTAGCCTGGTAGGAGATCCATCTGGCTTTTTTTCACTACCACGCATACCACCAAACCTGGCAGCAAAAGAAATCCTCCTGGGATTGACACCTCTTTTGACTGGTGATTTTAAATTAGAACCCTCTGTTCTCTTGAAAAACTTACGACCAGCTGCGTTTAAACCACCCTTCGGATTTTGATATTTTTTTGCAACCACTATCTAAACCTTCTTGTTTTCTTAGAAATATTCTTAGGCTGCTTACTATGCTGCTTACCCATAAGTGTATCTTGTCTTTTTTTCCTGGTAGTAGCTGCATACTCAGACGCAGATAAAGATTTTATTGCTGCACTTGGCAGATATCTCTCACCAGTTTTTGCAGATGGCTTACCAGATTTGGTACGCCATTTTTGTTTTGTCCAGTTTTTTAGACTTTTTTGTGATTTTTTAAGAGCCATGTCGCTTCTGAACTGTAAATTTAGCAGTAAGCGATGCTCCAGGATGTTTCTTAAATGCTCCAGTATGTTTCATTAACTTCAACCCGTTTTTACTTTTCATCCAATGAAATCCCTTCGGTGCTTTTATTGATTTTTGTGTCATTTATAGCCTCCTCCAGCTTTTTTATACCTTAATGCCAGGAGTTGAGCTTTCCTGGCACTCCATTGTCCAGGCTTTCCACCTTTTGAACCAGCCATAATCGTATTAAACATTCTCTTACGCATACCTGGTTTGGTGTAATTACCAGCTTTATTAACCGAGCTTTTCTTTTTTGCCATTTTTCTTTTTCTTGGCTGTAAATTTTATGCCTTTTACCTTCGGTCTGTTTCTCAGCATACGAAAATCATTACCAGTAATTTTATTATCTCCGTCTGCGTCTAACTTTTTTTGTCTGCCATACAAAGCCATTTTAATACTTCATTTTCTTAGGCTTCTTGCCAGCTTTTTTCATAGCCATTGCAGTAGCTGCTTGCTTTTTTGCCTTCGGTGTTTTCTTTTTCATACCATGTTTCATAATAATCTCCTTTGTAAAGGGAGGGGATAACCCCTCCCTGATTTGTTTTACTCTGTAGAGAATACAACAATACAATGGATTGATCCAGATATTGTTGCTCCACCAGTAGTAATTATAACATCTGTAGATGCAGTAGTTCTATGACCTACTCCAGTCATAGTAGCTATCGCAGCTCCAGTTGAGCTACCACCTAAGATGGATTGTGTCTGTCCAGCGACATTCCAAGTTCCAGTCGCTGCAATAAACAAATCATCATCTGCGGATGTTCCAACTTTCAGAGTTGAAGAACCACCTAAAGCATCACATTTCAAGATAACATCGTGAATTGTTGCTGCTTCTGGTATTCTAGCAATTGTAATATCAGATCCACTTGCAAGGCTTGATGCTTCGAATGTTCCATGGAACACACGCATCTTACCGCCAGCTACTTCTGATGATACTTTAACTACTGGATCTGCATCCATGTTAGTTATTTCTACGCCTTTTACACTAGACATTTCTTACTCCTATTCGTCACAAGCCACTTCAACGACTTTTTCCTCTTCCATACGAGTAGCTCCTATTGACATACAATAGTAAACTTGTGTGGAATAACCTTTGTCTGCTCTTTCATCAATACGAGCTGTTACATCTTTACCAATGGCAAGTTTAATAGCATCTTCTGTGAAAGCATAACAAAGTCTGTCGTCTGTGTTAGCTAATTGAAGTCTGTTAGACACAAGGAATTCAAAACCCATAAAGGATGTTACATCACCTTGAGCTAACGCTCTAACTGTGTTGAAGTCAGCAGAAGTTACCTCTGTGATACCTAACAAGTTTTGAATTTGTTTTGGTGAACATAAGAAGTATCTCTTTAATGACGGATCAACTGATTTGCTGTCTAACAAGAATTTTGCTTCTGTTAGTTTAGCAACTGATAACGCACCAGCTGTAGTATCGCCTTGAGCTGATGAGAATGGCTTTTGTGCCGATGGAAGAGCTGTATCTGTAGATCCAGTAACTCCCGTTTTAGCTGTGCCGCCAAGTGCTGTTATTACAACATCATCCATAGCTCTTCCCATTGCTGCAGCAGCTGCTTTAGCATAAGAAGAAGTAGGATCGATTAACATTCTGATTTTATCAACATCATCAATTAAATCAGCCCATTCATAGTCCGCTAAAGTAACGGATCTTCTTGCATGAGGCGTATCTAACTGTGGCGTATCAGAATGTCTGCTTGTTCTGACTTGTGCTGTTACTTGTCCAATCTGTTCGAAGAAAGCCTTTTTCCCGTTTACAGTTTCGACATCTACAGCTGGTCTAAGTACAGAACCCATTTGCTGAGATAACATAGTAACATTGTTACTATACTGTTCAACAAATGCTGTAGTTATTTGATTTGACATTTAGTCCTTACCTTTCATTTGTTGTTATTTACTTTCTTCGTAAAATTATCTGTTTCCAGGTCTTACTTCATTTTACTACTGATAGTAGCTGGTCTGTTCCCAATGTCAGAGGAGTCTTTCGATTATTCCTCAACTATCCCATGCTTCATATTCTGAAGCTGGAAAACTTCTTCAACTGCAGCCTGGTGTCCAGGATGTTTCTTATCCCAGTACGGAGTACCTGGAGCAGTTAATTTAGCAATCTCTTTTTCAGCATCATCTGGAGTCAATGTCAAGTCGTTTTCTTGCGTTGCACTATCCTCTGTAAAATTTTCTGCAATAGATGCAAGAGCTTTGATTACGACTGGATGATCTCCAAACCTGAAACCATCAAAAGTTTTTTCTCTTAATTCATCTGGAATATATTTAGAAAAAACACTTTGAGCCATTTCTATTTTTTTATCAAAGGCTAAACCATAGGTTTTTCTAAGATCTTCCTCTGCTCTTTTTCTTGATGTTTCTATTTGAGCATTTGATGTCTGCTCCTGGCTCTGACTAAGATTACTATAAAAATCTAAAATCTGATTAGCCTGGCTATTATTCAATCCAGCTTTGTATGCAGCTTCTTTGAAACCAACAACAGCTGGATCATCAGCTGAAAATTTATCTCCTGGTATTTCATATCCAGCAGCATCATCTGGTCTACCTATCCTACTATAGATCATATTCCAATCCTCTTCTGTAGAATGTTTGCCAGGTACTGGTATCTTATCAGCTCCTACCATTCTTTGAGCATGGAGATAGCTCTTTGCAAGATCTCCAGCGTTTGTAAAATTTTTTAAAGATGGTTCTGATCTTAAATCTTCTGGTAATCCATCTAAAAAAGTAACACCTGGATCTGCTTGTTCAGATTGACCAGTTGCAATTACTGTATCAGTTGTCTGTTCTTCACTCATTTTTTCTCCTTTATAAGATTTTTGATTGCGATAACTACAGATCGCTGTCCTTCAAGGTATGCCATCTCGTTGCTATCTTTGCTGAATGATGAAGCATGATAATTAAATCTTGCTTCTAAATCGCTTAAAACTTTTAGTCCTTCTGGAGTACCAAAAGTTTGTTTATAGCTTTGTATAAGTTCTTTTACTTCTTGGCTATTCACGATTTAACTCTTTAACAAGCGGAGCTACTTTACCTCCAGCTTCAGCTGCTTGCATTTGTTGTTGAGCTTCCGCTGCAGCTTGTTGAGCTGCTTGTCTTTGTTGTCGTATTGACTCCACTTCTTGCGTTGATCTCATAACTTTGGATGGTACACCCAATACTGTCGCCAGGTGATTTACCATTTTATCATTATCAATGAAATCCATAACTGGACTCATTTGAGATAGTGGAGTTACAATTTCTAAAGTTCTAAGTATCGCCTGGAGATCTCCCATTTTTTGTGATCTTGCTAGCGGTGATACATATTCGATATCTATATCTTTACCTCTAAGCTGTTCTGGAGCTGGTGGTAAAATTTTATTTCTTAAAAGAATACCAAAAATTCTATTTATCAAAGGCTGTAACATTTCAGATTGTAATCTACCCAGAACTGGAGCAAGTAATCTCATTTTTTCTTCATTACGCTGCATAACTTCAGTAGCTGTCATCTGAATATTCTGTGACATCAATAGTTGATCTACATAAAATGCTTGTTTGATTGCAGTTCTTCTCTGCTCTTCAATATTCAATCCTAAAGGTGTATTAGCTCCAATTGATAATGGAGTTATAGTATCTCTTGATCCAGATCTATAGAAGTTTAATCCTCCAGGCTGTGTTCTAATTGGTAACATAAAACTATCATCTGGTACTAATAAAGGCGGATCTACCATTTTTTGTGCAGCTTTGATTGTGGTTTCTGACATTTTGTTTATCATTTTGATATCAGCAAGAGCTGTCATAGCTGGTGATCTACCATAAACTTCATTACTAGATTTTAGATATCTTGGAACTACGAATGGAAACTCATTATAGCCAGATACAGATATAATATTACCATCTTCATCATAGTAGATAGATGAAAACTCCATAGATTTGTTATCAGCTTTAAATGGATTGAGTTCGTCATTTGGTCTTACACAATGATAGATCGTTACATCATCGTGTGGATATGTTGTCGATTTTTTCAAAATAGATTTAGGCAGCTTATCTCCAAATCTTTGGAAAGCTCCCCTGGCAGTCATTTTGATTTCTCTATGAATAGTATCTACAACACTATTATTGTTCTCCTGGACATAGATTTCTTTTATATGCCTGGTTGAAAATCTAATAAAATCTTTTGTATCTTCTTCAACCATCATGCAGCCAGTACCAAATGATATTAGATCTGTGTAAAGTTCGTGAACTTCTTGTTGAAAATTAGATCTATCAAAAGCCATATACATCGTTTGTGTTGATGCTTCTAACCAATCTTTGTTTTCTTTATTCCTGGCTATCTCTTCATCTTTAAATCTCATACTAAACCAGGGAGTTGCGGGATTTGTCAGCATACCATGTAGAGATGATGAGAATAGTTCTAAAGCTCTGAGAGCTGTCGAGTCGAAAATTTTTTCAGTTCTTTTATCTCCCCTGGATCTCGTTGTTGTTACATCTGCTCTTCTGGGTAAAACATATTCTGCAATCTCTTGCCAATGACTTTCCCAGTTTTGCCTTTTTGTTTTCAACTGACTCAGTTGATGTTTTAAATCTTTTCCGTTCATTGACCTAACTTACTCTTTCTGTTTCCCATTAATGTTCTTGTTGTTCCAGCAAAACTTGTAACGCCTTGATTATAAATATCATCAACACTTTGTTTCTTTTGATTTGGTTTCCCCATAATTGCATTAAAAGCCATTATGACTGGTGAACCGCCACCCTCTATCATTGAAGGCACTATACCTTTTACTTTTCTTGGTTCTGGTACAAATTTTGCATAATTTGTTGTAGTTGTTCCTGGAGCTGAACTCAGCTCACCTCTAAGATATGATGGATCTTCTGCTTGACCACCAAATACAGCTCTGCTCATATCTGATAATGCTTCACCAAATGTAGGGGAGCTAGCTGCTATTCTACCAGTATAATCTGATGCTTTAGTACCAGTTCTAAAAACTGGCTTACCACCTTTTTGTGTTAAGTTTCCAACTGTCGGTGAGTCCATAATGAGCTGCACTCCTCTACCAGCATCCGCTGCTTTCGCAAGTTCAGCCTCTCTCTTTTTTGAAATTTCTCCACCCGTCATTATGTTTTGCATAAGCTCTTGTGTTTGTGCAGTTCTTTTCTGCTCTCTTGATTTCTGTGCTGACTCTGATCCCATTACTGACCTAACAATGTTTTTGTAAATGTATCAGCCTCTGTGGTATCACCTTGTTTTGATGTCATAATCGTTTGTGTATACCCAGCTCTCATTTTTTTTAGTTCATCTTTTATTTTTTTCTTTTTTTCTTTATCCAGATCACCTCCAGTAGCTGGTGGTAAACTAGGCATCGGTGTTGGAGGTGGGGGAGGTGGTGGTGTCTTTGGTCTTAAAAATCCCATTAATTATCTCCTAAAGGATTATAGTTCAAACCCGCAGCGTATTGTTGCGGTGGAACTGTGTTATTAAAATCTAAATCTCTAATTGCAATTGAAGCTGTCCTCCAGGCATCGCAGTAGTGACTGCTCCAATCATGTACTGGTTTAGAATATGTTTTCAATTTATCAATCCATTTTCTATGATACCATCTCATGGCATCAATAAACTTTTTACAATTATCTCTATCAATGTATGTACGATTTAGCAACAATTGTCCAGCATGAATTCCATCTTCTATAGGGAGTTTTGGACAAACCTTTATCGGTTTCATACCCATAGAATAGGCAAACTCTTTTCTGGAATGACCAGTAGACATCTCTCGATGATCTATATCGTGTGGAAATACATAGTTGCGAATAGGATAATCTGTTTTTCTAATATACTCAGCATAATGATCCAGGCTCTGATTATTATTAGAATAACAATCAATAATAAATATAGCTCTGTTTATTTGTTGTATAAATAAAATGCTAGTATCATCAGATATACCTAAATCAAAGTAAACATCTACTGGATATGCGGGATCAAACGGATATTTTCCTATCTGCTCCTTCTCTTCCATCTTATCTAAAATTTTACCATAGACAGTACCAGATACATTTGCAGTCCAGCTGCACTCAAATTCTTGTTGATACTGATCCTCTGTCATCAGATTTCTAGCTTCTTGCAGCTCCGTTTCTGGTATTAATTTAGTTTCGCTAGCTTTGTGAATACAAGTATACCAGGCTGCATCACCTTTGGCTTTTTCATACAAATCATAAAATGAGTTCATTCCAGCTGGAGTTCCTATGAAAGCAACACCACCTAATCTATCTGCAACAGCTGGTCTAATAATCTCTGGAAACATTCTTTCATCCATCTGTGCATATTCATCACAGAATACCTGGTCAAAATATTGTCCTCTAGCGGAGTCTGGATTTTCAGCACCAAACAAAGTAACTCTAGCTCCCGTAGGGAAATCAGCTCTTAGTTCTGTTTCATTAAACTTCATACCAGGTACTTTCCTGGAATAATGTTTTAGATAATCCCAGGCAATCAACTTAGCCTGGACTCTAGTAGGAGCAAAGAAAGCACCTCTAAATGCCTTTTTTTTGCTCGTCAGAGCCATTTTAATTAGGTGGTTGATAGAAAATATAGTCTTACCTCCTCTTCTGTGCATAACGCAAACGGAAAAGCGGTATTTATCTAATGCCTGGTGTAATGCTTTTTGCTGTGGTCTTGGTGTATATGGTATAGTTATAGTTTTCAATGATATGTAGTTTCCTCGTCTAGCAGCTCTGGTACAAATTCTACATTCAATGCACTACATATTCCTTCAGCAGCATTTATCATAGCTATATCTGTATCAAATTTACCTAGAATTATCTTAAGTTCCTTTGTTTTATAATCAACAACAACTTTACAGAGAATGTGTTTGTCTATGTCCAAGTGTCTTGTTCTCCCATATTATATATATACACACACGCACGCAGCATTTTTGGGGTATCGCAAAAAAAAATTTTGCAAAATCTGGCTGCATTTTTGACTTTTTTGTAGCAGCGTTCTTATAATATAAATTATGCAACAAATAATTCTATATTTATCAAGGTTTTTTGTTCTGCGACATTCTTGACTACTATATCTAGTGGGTGCTTTTGTTTGCATTTTGTTCTTTTTGCTCCGAACTTCTTGTCGTGCGTGCGAGATCGTTCGGTTTATCTTCTGTGCTGGCATCATCTTGCCAGATTACCTTGATAATTGGATCTCCTTCATTCACTACTGTTTGCTTATCACCGAAAGTTGAGATCAACTTAGCTGCCATCCATCGTGCATGATGCAGCCTTTCACGATACCATTGTACTTTCTGTGGCTCTACTTCTTGTTCCAATAGGTCTTGCATCTTATCAAGCCAGACCATTGTACCAATCCTTCTGGCATCAAGTACCTGGTCTTTAAACTTCTGGTCATCCTTCATCCATTGGTGAACCTGGGTAAGACCAGGCATTGCTTTATCAACACAAATACTTGTTAAGCTGTTACCGAGCTGCAGCTTCTGAATGATCTTGTCGTATGTAGCTTTTGATTTCTTCATCTGTTTTACCTCTGAACTGTACTAAATTCTTATACGCTTTTATTTTCCCTTCAAATGAGGTAGCTCCAGTAGATTTACCGCCATGATAACGACAGATCCAACGACCATTTTTACACAAAATACCTTTAGCCTGGCATTGTTTCCCATCGTATTTTCTTCTGGCTTGGCAAAAAACCTTTTTACTTGGTCTACCTACCATTTTTTTTATATTCCCGAATGATACCTAAATGCTTGGCAATTGCTATAGCTTTATTTTTGGTTGATGGGTTGTCGTAAAGTTTTCGCCAGGCTTTAGTTTTATTGTAGTCATCAGTCTTACGCATCATTCGAGCTTCAATGCTATCTGGGTGATTATATGGTTTTTTATTACCATCAACTACAGCTCTGTAGTTTGGGTTCATGTTCTTTGTAATGCTGCCTAATATATTTTTTACTTTATCATCCATAGTTAATTCATTAGTTAATTCATTAGTTAATTGGTGTGTCTTGTGTGTCGGGTAAAAACGACCAGCTTGTCGGGTATTAACGACAAGATTGTCGGGTGATATATCGTAATTAATTTTATATTCTGATGCTCTGCCTGGATAACCTTTTTTAATTTTTGATATATAATCATAATCAATCAATAGTTTTATAGATCTTTGAACAGATCTAATATGCAATCCAGTATCATCAGCTAGCCTGGCATGGCTAGGAAATAATTTTTTAGTTATGTTATTTTCTCTATCAAGTAAGAAAAAATAAACACACCTAGCAGCACTATCTATTCTTTGATCCTTGTGTATTTTCTTTAACAGTTTCCATTTGTTTTTCATAAATGTTGTATTCTATCCTCTCACACCTGGAGAGCCAGGATTTATAAATACTGTGCCTTCTGCCAGTATCAGTAATCCTATTTTTCTCTATAACCAGGTCGGCAGCTACCACATAATAATCTTTAGTTTCATCAATAATCCAACCGCAGCTCTTGCAGCTGGCTAGTCCGATATGACTCT